CCCCTGCCCCTGCCGCTGCCCCTACTGCCCCTGCCGCTGGCTCTGGTGTTACCGTAAGAAACTGGAAATAAAGATGGCTCGTAACATAACTGTAACACTAAAAGACGGGTCTCAGATTCGTTATGATGGCGTTCCTGACACAGTAACCCCTGCTGAAGTTCAGTCTCGTGCTGAGAAAGAATCAGGGTTAGCTGTTGTTGAGATTGACGGTGGGTCTCCAACAAAAGAAGCACCTGCTCCAGAACCAAAAGAAGAGAGTTTTCTAAGTAAATTGTCTGGTGCTTTCAGTAAAGCTAACCAACTTGTGAACGAGAACCAATCTGACCTAAGTAGGGGTATGCAAGAGTTCAGCGGAGGTGTATCAAAGGCTTTGGTGCGCCCTGTTGTTGGAGCAGCCCAGTTAGGAATGGAAGGCGCTAAACTAGCTGGTGTTGATCTAGGTGACTCTAATAAAATGGTAGCGGCTGCTGAGAAAGGTTTAACATCTGCTTTCGGTGAGACGGAGGGTTATGCTGGTCAAGCTGGAGAGATTGGAGGCGCTATCATTAACCCAGTGAATAAGCTGTTTGGTTTACCTGCTAAAACACTAGGAGGTGCTGCTGTTAAAGGTACGGCTGCTGGTATGACTCAAGCTGCTCTGAACCCAACTCAGACAGAAGACTACTGGGTTAACAAAGCTAAGGATGTAGCTATTGGCGGAGCCACTGGTTTAGCACTAGGGGCTGCTTTTGGTAAACAAGTTAGTCAAACCCGTGACATAGTGGATGAGACATTTTCAAAATCTAATAACTTGTTTGAAGCTGTTAAAGGGGCGGGATTAAAATTACGTCCTGCTACTGCTCAGAAGATGACAAAAAGCATTGCTGCTCGTATTGACGAAGAAATACCATCAGGTTTAAAAGGCAGGGACATGGCTAAGGTGCGCGACTTGATAAGAAAGTTTCGTATCGACAACGGCAAAGCAGATGGTGGGTTAGAATCCTTTGAAAGATTACGCAGAAAAGCAGCTAAGTTAGTTGCGAACGCTGGTGATAATGCAGATCAACGTGAAGCTGCTTATATAATAAGAGCGGCTGTTGATGATGTTTTCAGTAATGTCGACAAAAAGATGATTAAAGCTGGTGACTCTGCGGCGGTTGAGAAGCTTTTAGATGCTCGTGGATTGTACAGAAGTGCCTCCAGAGCTAATATACTCCAAAAGGTGTTAGATGACGCTAAGGATGCTGCTGGAACGGTGCGTAATTTAAGCTACCCAGACGCTTTAGCGCAGAAGTTAACAAAACTAGCTACCAGTAAAAACCTCCAATATAATTTCAAACCAGAAGAAATAAAGATGCTCAAAAAGCTATCTAAAGGTGGTGGTTTTGAAAGGACAACTGAATTACTTGGTAAGTTATCTAGTTTACCGAGTATGGTTGCTTCTGGGGCTGGTGCTCTGCCAAGCGGAGGATGGTCACTGGCTGTTCCAGCGGGTGCGGCTGTCTTGAAGGAAGGGACTAAACGCATCGCTTCTAATTTAAGAGAAGAAGGCGTAGAGAAAATGATTGGTGGTATGTTAGCACCTTAAACAACAAAGCCCCTAAGCAGTGATGCCTAGGGGCTTTTTTTTAGTCTTTGATTTCCAACACTTCCTCATCTAACTCGCTAAACTCACCGACGTAGATAGAGAAGAAAGGGATTTTAATAATCAACCCCTCGTAGGCAGCGATAAACCTACCTTCCTCATCGCCTACCACATGGCATATGTTGTCGTTATGCTCAATGTCAAACCCAATGCCTAGGCGCATGTTAATGTTAATCATTTGTTATCCTCATGTTTAATTCTAGCGATGATGTAATTCTTAACCAAACTACTACGAACAATGTCAGCGATGGAGAACTCAATCTCTGTAAACTCTTTCATTGACCGTAGGATGGTTAGGAACTCCAGCAAACCACTCTTGTCATCTCTCTTCTTCAAGTCCACCTGTCGATAGTCACCGCACAAGAAGAACTTAGACGTGTGACCAATACGGGTGATGATGGTATCTAGCTCGTGCATTGTACAGTTTTGACTCTCATCCAGAATAACAATAGCATTGTTAAACGTCGTACCCCGAATGAACGAGGTAGAAAGGAACTCCACATACCCTTGCTCGACCAACCTATCCCATGCGTCTTTGCGTTTGAACAGTTCAGCCGCTATCTGTTTGTACGGCTCTGTAAACTGGTTCATCTTCTCCTCGGCATCACCCGGCAAGTGCCCCATCTCCCTACTCTGCACACTACTACGGATAATAACAAGCTTGGCATAGGGGTTACTCTTATCCATAACCTCCTCAAGCGCCTTGTAGAAAGCGATGTAGGTCTTACCCGTACCAGCTACCCCAGACAGCGCACAGAAGTAATGACCCTGTTGGTAGGCGTCAAAAAACTCCTTTTGCTTCTCTGTCTTAGGACTGATTGTTAACATGTCATCCAATCGCATCTTCAACCCATGTTGCGGTTTAACATCTGCGTCTGTTGTCTTCTTTCTTGTTACCATTAAGCTGCCTTACCCCATACGTCATCCCAAGTGCCATTAGTGGCTCCTTTGGAATAATCTGTTACACGTTGTTCAAAGAAGTTGGTGTGGCTTACGCCTAACATACCATCCACCCAAGGTAGAGGATTCTTCTTCACCTTAAACACACCCTTCATGCCCATGCTAATCAGGCGACGGTCAGCGATGTAGCGGATGTAAGTTTTAACGTCATCAGCGCGTAACCCTTCTACCTCAAACATACCAAAGGCAAGGTCAATGAACTTGTCCTCTAGCGCTACCATCTCCTGAGCAATCTCCTTGATGCGGTCACTACTACTCTCTTCTGGGTTCTGTTTCACCCAATCACGGTAAACCTTAATCATACCCTCAGCGTGTTGTGTCTCATCCACGATTGACCATGCGATGATCTGACCCAAGCCCTTTAGCTTACCGTTTCGAGCGAAGTTGAGCAACATGACAAACGAGGAGAACAATTGCATACCCTCACCAAAGGCGCTGATAGTGGCAATCTTCTCAGCCATAGGAGCGTCACCAAGCGTCTGATAGTACTCATGCTTCTCTACCATCTCACCATACTGCATAAACTCGTTGTAGGTGCTCTCAGGCAGCCCCAGCGTCTCAATCAGGTGGGCATAGGCAGCTACATGTAAAGCCTCACGACCAGCAAAACCTGACATCATCATCCGCACTTCCGGCTGTTTAAACACTGGTAAATAGTGGGTGTAGTACCCGTCACCAATGTCTAGGTCACCCTGCACAAAGAAGCGTAGGATTTTGGTTAGGAAGTCTTTCTCCGACTTGGTTAGCTTCTTCTGGTAATCCTTTAAGTCCTCACCCATTGGCACTTCTGTGTGTAGCCAATGGCTCTGCTCATGTTGTAACCAAGCGTCGTATGCCCAAGGGTATTTGAACGGCTTGAATGAATTTCTCTCTTCTGTTAATTGTGGTTTCATTACCATTGTCTCCATGTGTTAGCAATAATGTGTAGGCAGGTGACTATCTCTAGCCACCGTACCCAAGTTACCCTTCGCAAGCTAGGCATGTCTCTCCATTTACGATAGCTGTCATATCAATTGTCTCCTCAATACGTTGACGTTTAACCTGTGCTCCAACCTTGTCTGCCTTACGCACCTTATCAGAGCGGAGGTAGTACAAACTCTTCAACCCCATCTTCCACGCCATGAAGTGTACAGCATGTAAGTAGGCAATGGTTGTGTTAGGCTGGAAGAAGAGGTTAACACTCTGTCCTTGGTCGATATACTTCTGTCTATCTGCTGCCAACTCGACTAACCATCGCTGGTCAATCTCCATCGCTGTCTTAAATACTTCCTTCACATCTTCTGGTATGCCCAAATGCTGAACGCTACCATCGTTGGCAATAATAGAAGCCCAAGTGTCATCATCATCCAAGCCAAGTTCAGCAAGGCGCTTTGACAAGAAACGATTACGGTAGACAAACGCACCACTTAGGGTATCCTGCCGAAAAACATTTGCTCGATACGGCTCCACGGATGGCGAAGTGTTACCCATAATAAGACTAGAAGAAGCATTGGGAGCGATAGCCATATGATGACTAAACCTACGCTGAATGCCAAACTCACTTGCATCCGGGCAAGCGCCTCTTTTAAGAACGAGAATATTATCTGCACGAGCACACTCCTTGTTAATATGAGCAAAAATATCTTTGTTTGTTAACTTAGCCATCACACCGTCGATAGGCATGTTGTGTTTCTGCAAGTAGGCATGGAAGCCCAACGAACCTAATCCAACAGACCGCTCGGCAGTAGCAGACCGTATAGCACGACTAATATGCTTAGGAGCGTTAGTGATAAAGTACTCGACAACATTGTCCAACATTTCCATAACATCCGGGATAAACTGTTCATTATCTTTCCAATCATCATAGTACTCCAAGTTAACACTAGACAAACAGCACACAGCCGTTCGATCAGCGCTGGTGGGTAGGAAGATTTCGGTACACAGGTTAGACCCGTTAATACGCAACCCTTTATCCTTTAACCACTCAGGTAACTCTCTGTTAGCCGTATCAATGAAGATGAAGTATGGCTCACCTGTTTGCATCCGTAAGTCCAACATCTTCTGCCACAACCCCTTAGCACTAACCACTTCTACGACCTCGCCATTGGCGGGGTTTTTTAATGCCCAATCGTCGTTAGCCTCTGGGTCTTTCATGCACCGTTCGATCACCTGCATAAACTCATCGCTTATGTTAACACCGTGGTTCAGGTTTAGCGTCCGTAGGTTTTGGTCACCCGTCGGTTTACGCATCTCCAAGAACTGAATGATGTCAGGATGGTTTACATCAAGAAACGCTGCATAAGAACCCCGACGTGTTCTGCCTTGTCGGTAAGCCAAAGAGGAAGCATCGTACATTTTGAGGTGTGGCATGACACCAGTTGATTTATCATCACTGTTACGTATCCCAAGGTGTATGCCAACACCGCCACCCAACATACTAAGCCAATTAGTTTCAGATAAGTTGTCAACGAGACCTTCTGCACTGTCCTCCATGTAATTAAGAAAACAGCTAATAGGAAGTCCGCGCTTACTACGGCCAAAAGAAAGAATGGGAGTGCTATAAGACAACCAATGCTGAGAACTATACTCATACAGTCGCTGAGAATGCTCAGGATTACTTCCGAACGCTTCCGATACATACGCAAACCTCTCCTGTGGGCTAACCTCTTCCTCCATCATATAGCTCTCACGCAACCGTTGCAGTCCGAGAGCGTCGAACAACTTGTCGCGTTCTAAGTTTATTTTAATTGTCATCAAGTACTTCCTCTAAATAATCAGCCATGTCTTCTATCCTATCCTGAAACCTACTGACAATCTCTTCACTGTTAACCTCTAACAACTCCAAGATTGCCACCTCGTCCAGACGCTTTAGTTTATCACAAATGTCAGGTATCGTCAGCATATTTCTTCTGTAAGTAATTCATAGAGAGAAACATCTCGTCGAAAGCCCCGTCCTTAACCTCGTTCAACATAACCAAGCCACGCCAATGTGTGTTGCTTAGTTGATCCATGTAGTCTTCGTCGTGTAGGTAGTAGCTACCAGCGATTATCCCACAGATGGCGGTTCCGTCTGCTCTTTTGCCATAAGCAACTTGCTTACCTTGTTGATGCCCTGCAACACAAGACATGTGCAGCTTATTAACGATAACACTAGCAGAACTAGCTGGTCGCCCCATAGCACCAACAGGCCAGTAGTGGCAGAAACCAACACCATTGATAAAAACAGGTTTAAGAAATTCATATACATTCCAATCTTTTTTGTAGTCTAGGTCATCAGTCGAAATCACACCATCCAGCATAGGCGTGTTAGCCACTGCTCGGTTGATACGGTTCTCATGGTTACCCATTGTTAACACCATACGAGGCTTGTACACCTTGTGCTTTGTAACCTTCTGTGTTGCCTGTAGATCACGCAGAGGCTTCAGCAGCTTCTTCATGGCTACCTTCACACAGTTAACATCATCCTTGTAACGCTTGCCTTCAAAGTATTTACTACCAGCCTTATCGTGAGTAGACAAGGAGGGCATATCCGCGAAGTCGCCAATATTGATAACAACATCTGGTCGGTAATCCACGATAGCCTTCCCTGCCCACGTTAGATGGTCGGTAGCTACTCCCGGCTTCACTTGGCAGTCAGGAATAACAAGTATCTTCATTCGGCAGTGCCTCCGTAAGCAAACCCGCTGTCCCAATACTCATCTAACATAATGTCTACCTTCTCATACACGCCGACATAACCGCAAGAGTCTAGGAAAGCAGCAAACTGTCGCATAACATCATCCCATCTAGCATCCTCGCTACAAACGTAGAATAACTCTGAGCTAGTCTCTACGTTTGGTCGTGAACACTTCTTCTTAAAGTGGTAATACTGTTTATCTTCCATTTCTATCTCCATAAATGCTAGGGAACAAGTCAGTCAAAATAGCCTTGCACTGATCTGCTACTTCCCTATGTTCTTTCTGTGTTGCCTCATCACACCGGATGTCAACATAGTGCATCCAACTCCGCAACGTCCCATTCATATACATCCGACTGTTTGTTAACCCCTCTGGTAGAACCTTCCGGGCAACCTCCTTAGCTATCCCGTTGTTCAGAGCAGCCCCGTAAACACCTTTAGCTTGCGCTATTAGACTACGTTGCATCTCATCCCACCAGCGTTGTAACTCCCGGTCTTCGGTAGGTAGGCTATTCTGTCGGTTCTTATCATCTTGTAACCTCACCTCACTGGCCTCCATATCCAAAGCCTCCGCATACCGCTGGCTGAACTCTTGGAAGCTGAACGACCGATGCCGAATAATCTGTCGTGCTATGTCCCGTGTTACCTCAATCTCCATACAAACATTAACCATCTCGAAAGGCGACCAATGCTTGTTATTCATCAGGTAACGAAGAAGCCGTGGTGCTGTCGTTACGTTATTCTGATTCTCTGGGTTTGAGACACGAGCCATGTACGCAATCATCTCTTCGGCATGAGGCGTTACCCACATTAGCTTTACGTTCATTTCTTCTTCCTCTCTTTACGTTCTTCCGCTGTCTTTTGTTTGTGACAAGGTTTACACAGAACTTGTAGGTTATCTGCCTCACAGTACAACCTGTTCATATATGTCCACCAATCTTGGAACCCTTCCTTCGGAGATACAACGGGTTCAATATGATCCACTTGTACATCTCTTGCAATAAAGAAATCTCCACAATCAGCACACAAATAATGTTCTGCTAACCTACCACTTCGTTTGTTGATTAACCTACCTACCGCTGCGTCTTTAAGAGCCTTCCACTTAGGAGGGAATCGCTTCATATAAGCCCGTAGCGCAGATATTATAAATGCCCTAAACCTTGCCTCAGTCCATTCTCCGTCGTTATACTTTCTGTTGTTCATACTGGTGCAACAACTGAGCAAACCCCTCCACGAATCTCTCGTCATGGTCACGCTCACCCATTGTAAACATTATGGCGTGTACTAACTCATGGTGAAAGGTAACATCACGGTCTTGTCCTGTTAACTTCTTGTTAATTAAAATTCTACATGTATCAGGGTTTGTCGCTCCAAGATCAGGCATCTCAGTGTCAACAACAGCCCATGTACATCCTGCTAGTTTAAACTTCATTCGGTGGCTCCCATATCTCGTTGGGCTTCCTGCGTAACCACAAGAGCTTGCCGTTTTCCCGTACACGCTCTTCGCCCAGTCCCTCCACACAACACGCATAAAACTCTTTCTCCGTTTGGAAAGGCGCAAGCATCTTCTCCGATTTCACGACACCAACACGGGGCATACCCTTTATGTTGTCTGCCGCGTCTCCCATAAGGATTTGTTTGTAGAAGAAGCGCAAGCCCTCCTCTGTGGTAACAAACTTCTTCTCCTTCTTCACGAAATTGTAGTGCCATCCGGGAACCTGCAAAAAGTCTTTATCAATTGAAACAATGATACTTTCCTCACCCAACTCGGTTGCTCGTATTGCAATGTCATCATCTGCCTCCTGTCCGTCGCTAACACTAGCGCCCCATGCCGTTTGTAAATATTCCCGTAGGAGAGGTAGGTGTTTCGGCTTTTTAACATCCTTCCTGTTACCTTTGTAAGGTACTGTTACCGCGACTTCATTACGAAAGTTTGTTTTGCCTGTTAGGAACAACTCATGGTCATCTGTGTCCACTAGATCAAACATCAACAAATCTTCTAAAAACACCGCCATTGTTTCGATAGCGGTGTTCTCATGCTCATCTTC